TAGTCGCCGCTGACCGCGTTGGGCAGGCGGACGTTCTGTATCTTACTCATCGCAAGCCGTCCGGCTGGATGTCAACACGCATCGTGCCGAACCGCCACGACGTATTGATTGCCGTGCTGGTCATGCGAAGCGCGATCTGCCGACCACGGGCACGGGTGTCCACCTTCTGCGTCGTAGGCGTGATCACATACGGGTCCAGTGAGCTTGGGCTGGCCGTGGCCTGAGGATAGGGCCGCAGGAACAGGTTCACAGTGATGTTGCCCAGCTGGTTCTTAAAGTCAGGAATGAACCGGCTCATCAAGAGCATGTTGTCGCCATCACCGATGTCAAAATACCCAGATTCGAGGAACGCGGGCAGCGGTTGGCCGGCAGCGTTAACGCCGTCTTCGTGGTTGTACACCACTGAGCGGCCCGGAGACAATCCGTAGATAGTGTTCAGCGTGGGCTCAGTGCTGTTGGGCAGGAACTCCGCACCCACAGGCTTCTCAAAGCTGCCCACATCCTGCCACGCCGTGCGGGCCAGAGTGCCGATGGACCAGACGTTCTCAAGGTAGTTCAGTGTTACTGCTCGGTCGATAAAGTCGCTGGTGAAGCTGCAGTAGAAGAAGGTGACCTCGTTAAAGTCCGTGTTCAGCGCAGCAAATACCTTGGTGTCCTGCACAAGATTTATGTCGTTAAACACGTAGTCCTGCACACTGCAAGGAAGCTTTTTGACTGTACCGTCGAACACGTAAAACGCTTCTTTGCCCATCCAGAACGCCAGACCGTTAACGTCCACCGCTGCGTGTGGGCCGATACATCCGCAGTTAGCCGCCAGCTGCTGGAACCCAAAAGTGTAGGGCGGGCCAATGTACTGCATGCCGTGCAAAGAAGTATCCGTAAAGATCAGTATCTGACCGCGCGAGCGCACTGCAGAGACGATTGCACTGCCGTCTGACAGCCGCTGACCGCCTGCCGTGTTGGTGGCCGACTCCGCAAAGGTGTTAATGTCCTCTTGATTGGAAAACCGCACGAACATCGGATCTTGTGTGCTGGGAGTGCCGATGGTGGTCTCGGTGCCAAAGACGACCATGTGCCTGTCTGGGCTCGATATCAGCATGTAGGCGTTTGCCGTAGGTGCGCCCGAAACAATAGAGGCTCTGACCCCAACACCGTCGGTCGTTGGGTTCCACTTAAACACCTGCCGGTTCACAAGCTGCGCAACAAGCGTTTCGCCGAAGTTGTCGAACTTCCACACGCGTGATGACAATGTCGTCACTTCGCTTGTAGTTCGAGGAGTGCCCCACGTTCCAACGCCCCACGATCCGGTGCCAAACCCGAAGTCAAAAAAGCTTACATCCGAGCCCGTGCTGATCTGGTATGCACCAACAACTGCAACGCCGCCGTCCCCACTGTCACTGGAGTTGGCAGCCACGGGCGCGGTGATGGTGTACGTTGAGGAGTTGATGACCGTAGTGATCTGGTATTCTGAATTAAGAATAGCCGCTGTAATAACGCCGCCCAAGCTTACCGCGCCCGAGAAGGTAACAAAGTCCCCCTCGTCAGCGCCGTGGTTAGTGTCGGTAACCGTGAGCGTTGTCGATCCAGTGACCGCAGCAAACGTGACATCGCCTGCCACGGTTGTGCTGCGCAGCGGGGTGATGTCGTACCACGCACCGCCCGAGCTGACGTAGACCTTTTTAGAAGTACCGAGGGCCAAGAATGGGACGCCGATCAAGGAGTTCCACGAGAAAAGGTCACTCCCGCTACCAACCAGATAGACGGCCTCCCCCGTAAAGTAGTTCCAACCCCCTATTTTCTCGGGCAGGCCATAACGAAACCGCACGTTATCGCAGTTCGTCCAGCCGCCCTCGGCACCGTATTCGGTGTTCTGTTTATCGATGCCGGGGGCAAGGGTCAGTCTAAAGTACGCCATCTAAGCCCTTTACATCATTTTTGCAGGACGTGTGCCCTTGATAGCCACACCAGCGCCACGAACTTTTGACTTGCCGCCCGCAGCGCCGCCCTTGGTAGCCATGCCACCAGCTGCGTAGCCTTTCTTCATCATGCCGCCTTCGGCCATCTTGCCCTTGCCATCTGCTGCGAAGGCTGGGACTTTCTTGCCGTCCTTTTCAACCATCTTCATTGCGCCGCCCGCCTTCATGCCCTTAGCGGTCATGCCGCCTGCTGCCATGCCCTTAGCTTTCATCATTTTCTTTCTCCGCGTACAGATTGTTAAAAGTTACATTGGGGTCCAGATACGAATCGTCTTGCTCTGCGCAGTGTATCCACTGACTCGGTTTAAAGTCCGGTGCGCCTTCACCTGTTACCCAGTAAGCTGGGCTAGTGACACGGACCCTGTTGTTTGGTAAGGCTACAATATTTCCTGTCCACTTGCCAGCATCCGTCAGGATGAGGACGTGTGTCTGCTTGTGCTGTGCAGGGTCTTCGGAGACCTCGCTCTCGGCGTAGTCAACGGTAAACAAATAGCGACCCTTGTAGAACTCGTTGTTGATCTTGCACATCCACTGGGACGGTTTAGCCCTGTCGATGGATATGATGGAGTGGTGGTAGGAACTGCAATCCCACGGCTGCACAAAGTGCGTTTCCATCCTCTCCGGCCACTCTTCCAGTGGTATGTCGCCAACCAGCGCAGTGATCGGCATACGTGCCCACATTGCCCCGCCGTGTACGTTAGGCTGGCTACCGTCGTCTGCTTCGCACCCTGTAAAGATCAGTTGAAACGACAGACACCGATCAGGCATCGTAGTAACCGCAACCGCCAGCGCATGGACGTACTCGCCGTGGTAGTTTTGATGACCGTTAGTGAACTCTTTGCGTACCCAGCATTTAAAGTACGGGATGTTGCTTATAAGATACATCTAGCCCCCAGACAAAAATAAAGCTCGTTCAGCCTCTCTGCGCCGTTCCAGTCCTCGTAGCACCTTACCACCGGCCTTGTTCCACTTCAGGAACTCGTCCGCTGCGCCAGAGTAATCACCACGATTGAACTTCATTCTTAAGGTACTTGACTGCAATGACCCAAGTCCACAGTTGTAGCTGAAACTCACCAGCGCATCAAGCTGACAATCAACAGCAGCAGGACATAGTCTTCGTACTCCGACAGAATGCCGTAATAGATCTTTTTCAAGAAGCGAATCAATCTCGTCAGCATCCCAAAGCCTATTGTGTTCTGGTTTAAGTGCATAAGAGGCTCTCTCGTCTGTTTTGAGCCTTGCTTGATCTGGGTAGAGTACATGGCCATAGCCAATTGTCCAAAGCCCAGCAGGGCAGCGATAAGGGCTGTTGTGACAGCCCTCAAAAGACTTGATCAACTGAATGCCAGCATCTGAAATAGTCATAGTCAACGCTTGGAATTAAACGCTTGACTGCCGAACCAGAAAGCGATGATTGTGGCAAGTATGCTGGTTTCAGATTCTGACCAGATTAGCTCGATTGCCTGATTAAAAGGCACACCAGTTGAGTATGCGTACCATATCCCTACGCCATTAACGGTACACAACATGCCCACGAAGAGGTAGGTCACCACTGGTCGCACCGAGGCTCGAAGGTTAATTACCCACGTTGACGCATTATCGGCCAATTTAGAGTCGTGCTTATACATAGCAACGCGCTCTTGAGCCTGTGTCTGCATGGCGACCTGATCCGTTCTGATCTCCTCTACGCGAGCTTGGGCAACAAAGCCCTCCTTAGCAAGTGCCAGCTCGCGTTCACGCTGTGCGGCCATCAGTGCTAGCTCGTGCCGCTTATCACCCCTATCCTGTGCAAACTCCAATAATTTTGGTAAACCCCCCGAAGCAAACCCGAGCAGTGTAGAAATAAGAGTCATCATTTTTTGTTACCTCGGCAGGGGGGCTCTGTGTCATCTGCGTTACTGAGTTTTACCCCAGCCAGCAGGCCAATGAAGCCCCCAATGATTGTTTGAAAAGCAGGACTAATCAGTTTGAATATTTCGGCATTGTCGATGTTGTCAAACCAGAGACCAGAGACTAGTGCAATGACCATGACTAGGACAGAGACACACAGCGTGGCGGAAACCATCAGCGTTACGGCGAATGTCAATTTGCC